GCAGCTGCATTAGTTTTCGGTTAAAAGAAGTTTAGGAGAATAAAAAATGACAATACCTAATATAGTAAACGTAGCAACAATTCATGCAGAAACAGTAGTTGGCGATTTAGGAACAACTTTAACAACAACTTTATTAACTGGTGAATCAGAACATGTTTATAAAATAAATGTGTTTAGAGTTACAAACGTAACTGATAGTGATGCAACAGTAACAGCAGATATTGAAAAAAGTGGAACACACAAAAAAATTTGTAATGAATTAACTGTTCCTGCTAATTCATCTGTAGATATTATAGACAAAACTAATTCTTTCTATCTAGAAGAAACTGATCTTATTAGAGGTGGAGCTTCTGCAGCCTCTACAATCGAATTCGCATTTTCGTACGAAGCACTGGCAGATTAGAGGTATTTCCAAATGGGAATCATTTCTAACTCAAACCAAATTTGGAAGGTTAAAGACGCCTATCAAAAAACTCTTGATTCAGCTTGGACAACAACCAAAGGTAACAGAGGTGTTATAGGTGGAGGAAATGATCCAGCTACAAATGTTATAGAATTTAATAATATTCCAACAAGAGCTAACTCAACAGATTTTGGTGATTTATCAACCACTGCTTCAGGAGCAGCAGGGTGTTCAAATAGCACAAGAGGTTTATTTATGTGTGTTGCTCCGAGTTCTACAAAAACTATTGACACGATAACAATTTTATCGACAGGTAATGCTACTGATTTTGGTGATCTTGCAGTTGCTCGTACACTTGGTGCTTCTTATGGAAGTAATACTAGAGGACTTTTACATTGTGGAAATGATGGTTCTGCACCTGCAACTAATTTTATTGATTATGTACAAATTCAAACTTTAGGCAATGCTGCAGATTTTGGAGATGCTACAGTTGCAAGAAGAGATGCACCAACAGGTCTTACAAATGGTATAAGAGGTATTGCTGCAGGAGGAGCAAATCCTAGTAGCGTACCACAAGATGTCATGGACTTTACAACAATCGCTACAATTGGAAATGCAACAGACTTTGGAGATTTGGCTACGGTAGTTGGATATGGATGTGGTAATAGTAATTCCATAAGAGGTGTTGTAGCAGGAGGATATGCTCCAAGTGTTACAAATGCAATTCAATATATTGATTTATCTACTACAGGGAACGCAGTAGATGCAGGTGATTTAACAGCTAATCGTTCAAGTCCGGGTGCTAATTGTAATGAAACAAGAATGCTTTTTGGTGGAGGATATTCAGGAGGAGTTGTTAATCAAATACAATCTATAGAAATACAATCAAGTGGTAATGCAATTGATTTCGGAGACTTAACTCTTGCTAGACAAAATGCTGCTGGATTATCTAATGGTTATGGTGGAATTAAACAAGAACAACCAAGAGCCCCGGAACTTTATTCACCAACAGGTACAGTTGTACCAAGAGGTGGTGGGGTTGGAGATATATGTATTCTTGGAGGAGGAGAAAATCCAAGTCCCGATAGAAGCATGGAAGTTATTCAAATGTCAACTTTAGGTAATGCGGCTAGTTTTGGAGATTTAATTACGACTCCTATACATGATGTTTATGGTGCTGCAGCAAGTGCAGAAAGACTTTTAATTCTTGGGGGATCAGGTCCATCAAATGTAATTCAATATGTACAATTTGATTCTAAAGGTAATGCAGCAGATTTTGGAAATCTTACAGAATCAGTAAGGGGTACAGCTGGACATGGTAATGACACTAGAGGAATACGTGGAGGTGGTGCAGTTCCAAGTGACACAAATGTAATTGATTACGTAACGTATGCAACAGTAGGTAATGCGTCAGATTTCGGTGACTTAACTGTTGCAAGACAACAAGCTATGGCTTCAGGATCAAATACTAGAACTATATTTGGAGGTGGAGCTGATCCTGATTACACTACCACAATAGATTATATAACAACAGCTTCAACTGCTAATGCAATTGATTTTGGAGATTTAACTGAAGATGGACGTTCAGGAGCTGGTATTTCATCAACAACTAGATCACTTTTTGGAGGAGGAACTACCACTGGTAGCCCTGGAGGAACTAATGTTATAAGTTATATAACCATAGCCTCTACTGGTAATGCTCAAGATTTTGGTGATTTAACTTCAGTTAGACAAGCTATAGGTGCAAGAGGATCTAATCAAACTAGAGGTATAACTTGTGGTGGTTATACTACACCAGCAGATTCAAACGTAATAGATTATGTAACGATTGCATCAACTGGTAATGCTCAAGATTTTGGAGATTTAATAAATGCAAGAAGAGGATCAGCTGGATACTCTAACGGCCATGGTGGACTTTCCTAAGATTCTATAGTATAAAACCCACAACATGATCATATACATGCTAAACTATAAAGGAGAAAAATATGTCATCTAAAGATCTAGTTATACAAAAACTATCAAACTCACCACTGG